CTGTTACTGCTCGTAGCCGTGCATTGAAAGCTGAGTACACTTCAGAACTAGCACAAGATCTTAAAGCTATCCACGGTCTTGACGCTGAAACTGAGTTGGCTAATATGCTTTCTGCTGAATTGCTTGCTGAAATCAACCGTGAAGTTGTTCGTACTGTATACACAAGTGCTACTCCAGGTGCTACTGACGGAAACACTGCGGCTAAAGGTCAATTCAACCTTGACGTTGACGCAAATGGCCGTTGGTCAGTTGAGAAGTTCAAAGGCTTGATGTTCCAAATCGAGAAAGAAGCTAACGCAATTGCTAAAGCTACTCGCCGTGGTAAAGGTAACATCGTAATCTGTTCATCTGATGTAGCTTCTGCTCTTCAAATGGCTGGTATTCTTGATTACGCTCCTGCCCTTAATAACGGCTTGAATGTTGATGATGCTGGTAATACTTTTGCCGGTGTTCTTAACGGTCGTTTCAAAGTATATGTTGATCCATATGCTGAAGCACAATACTTAGTAGTTGGTTATAAAGGTACTAACGCATTTGACGCAGGTATCTTCTACTGCCCATACGTTCCATTACAAATGGTTCGTGCAGTTGGCGAGAACAGCTTCCAGTCTAAGATTGGATTCAAGACTCGTTATGGCATGGTTGCTAACCCATTAACTACTGCTGGCGCAAACGGAAATGTTTACTACCGCAGAGTATTGGTTTCTAACTTACTATAAGTTATTAAACAATAAGATTCGGGTTAACCGAGCGAATTTGGGAGTCTTTCGAGACTCCCTTTTTTTATGCATATAAATAAGTAATATATCAGAGGAATATTATATGGCAACACTAACAACAAATGTAAACTTTTTGTCCCCAATCGAGTTTAATCTTTCTCTCGACAGGCTACCTAATGTTCAGTTTTTTGTGAAGTCTGTAAACATACCAGGCATATCGTCTGGACATACAGAAGTATTTACTCCATTTAAGAACATACATAAGCCTGGCGATAAACTCACATATGAGGAGTTTACTGTTAGTGTTATATGCGATGAAGATATGGTTGCATTTAGAGAAGTATCTGATTGGTTAGTTGCGCTTACATATCCAGAGAACTTTCAACAATATGCTGGCTTGAATCCTAAAACTGTTGGAAAGTCAAATACTGAGCAGTCAGAGGTACAATCAGACGGTTCTCTGATCATACTAAATAGTAATAAGAACGCAAATGTTACTATCAAATTTAAAGACTTGTTTCCAACATCAGTTGGATCTATTCAGCTTGACACATCAGGTGCTGACCTGACACCACCAACATTTGATATAACTTTTAAGTATAACGGATATACTATAAAAGTTTAGATTGACATACAGTGTGATTTAGTGTTATACTTACATTAGTTATACCTGTATTTTTTAATTATGGAGATTATGAATGAAGCTAGAAGATATTATTGAGTCGTGGGAAAAAGATGGTCCTGTTGATGCCATAAACATCACAAACGAATCTGCGAACACGCCAAAACTTCACAACAAGTACTTCAAGATTTATATGGGCGAAGGTTACATTCTTCGCAAGATGAAGGCTGACTACAAGAAGTTATACAAACTCAAAACCGAATACTACAAAGGCGAACTCGATGTCACTGAGTTAGCACAGTTTGGTTGGGAGCCTCAACCACTTAAAATTCTTAAACAAGACATTCCCTCATATCTAGAAGCTGATGATGATATCATTGAATCGTCTCTGAAGATTGGCGCACAAGAGCAGAAAGTTGGCTATCTTGAGTCTATTCTAAAGATGATTGGTAATCGTGGATTCCAGATAAAGAGTATTATAGATTGGGAACGGTTCAGAACAGGTGCATAATTTATGAGCGATGAGGTGATTATAGAAGCAGTGAACGATGTCTATGTTAGGATTCAAGCAGAACCTAGCGTTAAGATGGAGTTGTCTGATCACTTTACATTCAAAGTACCCGGTGCAGAATTTATGCCAAGCTATCGCAACAAGATTTGGGATGGTAAGATAAGACTTCTGAATCTAATGACGGGCATGATCTATCGTGGACTTGTACCATATATCCTAAACTTCTGTAACTCAAGAGAGTACGAAGTCACAGTAGATAAAGGTATTGTACCAGATAATGAAGTACAAGATACAGCAGGTTACGATTTAGCCAAAGAGTTTGAATCAGTGTTTACGCCTCGTGAGTATCAGAACAATGCAGTTGTTCATGCACTTAAACACGAAAGAGCGTTACTACTCAGTCCAACGGCTTCTGGTAAGTCTTTTATTATATATCTGTTAACACGTTTCTACACAGAGACACTTGACACAAAAGTATTAATTGTAGTGCCAACAACATCACTTGTTGAGCAGATGGCTTCTGACTTCACTGAGTATAATGGTGGTGAAGAGTTAGACATTCATAAGATACGAGGTGGAGTTGATAAGAATGTAGATGCTCAAATAACGATCACTACATGGCAATCTGTCTATAAGTTAAAAAAGGATTGGTTTGCTAAGTTTGGTGTTGTAATAGGCGATGAAGCACATTTGTTTAAATCTAAATCATTGACATCTGTACTAGAGAAAATGCCTGACTGTCGATATCGCTATGGATTTACTGGAACACTTGACGGAACACAGACACATAGATTAGTACTTGAGGGGCTATTCGGATCAGTATTTGAAGTAACAAAGACAAAAGACTTGATTGATGACAGCACTCTCGCAGAGTTTGGTATCACAGCACTCGTTCTTGAATACCCCGATGAAATACGCAAGCTAAATAAGAATATGAGTTATCAAGAAGAGATCGACTGGATAGTTCGTAATGATGCAAGAAACAAATATATACGAAATCTAGCACACGGTCTAAAGGGTAACACACTTATATTATTTCAGTTCGTTGAGAAGCATGGTAAAGTATTAGCACCACTTCTCGAAAAGGAGGGGAAAGTTGTTCATTTCATACATGGTTCAATCAGTGCAGAAGATCGTGAAGAAGTCCGTAGAGTTGCTGAGTCTAGCGATAATAACATTATTCTGGCTAGTTATGGGACTTTCAGCACTGGCGTTAATATCAAGCGTTTGGATAATATCATCTTTGCATCTCCTAGTAAGTCAAAGATTAGAAACCTTCAATCGATAGGTAGAGTACTTCGTAAGGGCAATGGGGCTGATAAAGCAACACTATATGACATAGTAGATGACCTTCAATGGAAGTCTAAGAAGAACTTCGCAGTCAAACACTTCATGGAAAGAGTTCAGATATATAATGATGAAGGGTTTGAGTACAGCATATATAATATTAAGATGAAAGGGTGATTTGTGGAACTTATACATATTAGACTAAAGAACGGACAAGACATCTTAGGAGTAGATTTGGGATCTTGTGTCGGATGTGCCAATATTAAGAATCCTGTTCAAGTAAAGATACACCCTACTCAGGGATTCTATGCCCAGAGTCTTTTGTTGTTTTCAGAAGAGAGTAGTATCATAATAGATGATAGTGATATCTTGATCAAGAGTAAAGCGAACCAGAGAGGGATTGATTGTTATAATTCGTTCTTTGAGGAAGTCCAAGAAAGAAAGTTTCTTGATGATCTAGAAGATGAAAGTGAAGAAGACATCGAAGAGAGCCTAAGAGCATTAATAGACTCTAAAGATGCTGTTAAGCATTAGTATTATTCTTAAAGCGATAACGCTATTATACACATGATCGGACATTATGTCAAGGCATTTTCACAAATAAATTGAAATAATTTCACAAAATAATATCAACTTTTACTTGACAAACAGTTGCTTTTATATTATACTATATCTAAATTGAGTGAGGATCAAATGGCTAAAAAGAACTATGTAAACAATCCTGAGTTTCTACAGGCTATCGTAGATTACAAGAAACTATGCGTAGAAGCAGAAGACTCTGGAGATGACAAACCGCAGATACCTGATTACATTGGAGAATGTATCTATCAGATATCAACTCGTCTCGCATCTAAACCAAACTTCTCTGGATACTCGTATAAAGACGAGATGATTAGTGATGGTCTAGAAAATGCGATTCAAGCATTAGGTAACTTTGACCCAGACAAGTCTAGTAATCCATTCGCTTACTTCACTCAAATCATTTGGTACGCATTTCTAAGACGTATCGACAAAGAAAAGAAGCAACTCTATATTAAGCATAAGGTCACTGAGAACTCTGTTACATCTGGAACAGCAGTAGAAAGTGCAGATGACGACAACGGAATGCCATCTTACATTGATCTTGACAACGATTATATGAATGACTTTGTTAAGAACTATGAGAAGAAGATGGAAGATAAGAAGCGACAACAGCAAAAAAGAGCAAAGAAAGGGTTAGAGAAATTTATTGATAATGAGGAGTAATTGTGAAAATTGCAGTTATAAATGACACGCACTGGGGTGCCAGATCAGATAATGCCGCATTCGCTGAATATTTCATCAAGTTCTATAAAGAGATATTCTTTCCTAAACTGAGAGAAGAAGGTATCAAAACCATCTTCCACTTAGGCGATGTCTGCGACAGAAGAAAGTACATTAACTTTGTAACAGCACAGAATCTTGAAGAAAACTTCATGAAAATCTGTGCTGAAGAAGGTATAGACATATATCTCATCGCAGGTAATCATGACACTTTCTATAAGAACACCAACGAAGTAAACTGTCTACGACAACTCTATGGTAATTCCAAGTATGGTAATATTCATATCTATTGGGAAAAGCCAGTAGAGTTAGAGTTCGATGGTTGCAAGATTATGATGGCACCTTGGCTGTGTGCTGACAATTGGGAAGAGTCGTTTGAGATGTTTAAGTCTACAGATGCTCAAACTTTGTTCGGTCACTTCGAGTTTCAAGGCTTTGAGATGATGAAGGGTCAAGTTTGTCCTCATGGTCTGGATAAGCAAGTCTTCAACAAGTTTGAGGCAGTCTACTCTGGTCATTTCCACCATCCATCGACTATTGATAACATCACTTATCTTGGTGCGCCATACGAGATGAACTGGTCAGACTATGATCAGAAGCGTGGCTTCAGTATCTTCGACACATCTGATCGAAGCGTGACTCATGTAGAAAATACATTAAGAATGTTTCATAAGATCAAATACGATGATACAGACATGACAATAGAAGATATTGCAGACCTTGACACATCGAACTTGACAAACACTCATATAAAAGTTATAATAAGCAACAAGTCCAATCCTTATATCTTTGACTTATTCCTTGATAAGTTGCAAGCGGCAGCCCCTTGTGACATTAAAGTCGTTGAGGATCATATGAACTTAGATGTTATTGATGAGACTGAGTTGGTTGATGAAGCGCAAGATACATTGACTATTTTGAGACAGTATGTCGAAAATTTGGAGATCACTAGCGACAAGCAGAAGGTTCAAGCTGTTCTAGACGATCTATATGAAGAGGCAATTAGTTTATAATGGCAAACATTGTATTTGAGTCAGTTCGTTATAAGAATATCTTATCAACGGGTAATACTTGGACAGAAGTTCAGTTGAATCGAAGTAAGTCTACTCTCATCATTGGTGACAATGGTGCGGGTAAGTCTACTATGCTTGATGCTTTGACTTTTGCATTGTATGGTAAACCTTTCCGAAACATTAAGAAGGGGCAGTTAGTTAACTCTGTTAATGGTAAGGGTCTTGAAGTTGAAGCTAGATTCACTATAGGGTCAAATAAGTATCTAATTAAACGTGGAATCAAGCCTAATAGATTTGAGATCTTGAGAAACGATGAGATGCTAAACCAAGACGCATCTGTTCGTGACTATCAAGCATATCTAGAGGATACAATTCTTAAACTAAACTACAAGTCGTTTGGTCAAGTTGTTGTACTTGGTAGTTCGACATTCGTTCCATTCATGCAGTTGAAAGCAGGCGAGAGACGAGAAGTCATTGAAGACTTGCTTGATATTCAGATATTTACTGTGATGAATACTCTGCTTAAAGAGAAGTTGAATGATAATAAGGCTGACATTAGTGAGATCAAGCATAATATAGAGCTACTGAACAGTAAGATATCATCATCTAAAACTCACAACGAATCTATTCGACAGTTAAGAGAGGGTGAAGTAGATAAACTCAAAGAGAAGTTGCGTGAGCAGATTGCTATCGTGGAGACTGAGCAAAAAGCAGTCGATGTGTTAATAGAAGAGGTTGGCGAACTAAATAGTGATATTCAAGACAAAGCAGATACTAAGAAGAGTCTACAGGAGTTAAAGGATCTTGACCGTGAACTTTCTAACAAACACAAATCCTTATCTAAAGAAGTTGCATTCTATCAAGACCATGACAACTGTCCAACCTGTAAGCAAGGGATCGAACATGAGTTCAAAGAAGGAACAATCACCAGCCACTCATCAAAAACAGAAAAAATCGA